ACACTGATAAACTCATGTGTAGTTTCACCATTCTCTATATTGACTATGACAAATCCTTTATCTTCCTTCTCTTCTCCATGATTGACACGTTCTATAGATCCTGCATAAACAACAGGAGTTAATCCTGTTCCTGCCGTAAGATCTTGATAACTATGAATATGACCCAGAGCTACATAATCCCATGTCTTTTCTTCGCCTACCAAATCTATCACACTTACAGTTGCATTATTACCTATAGACATTTCCCGCTCTGAGGACCACTGTGCTACATCCACAGAACAATGCATTGCCAATACTGCAGGTTTGGAAATGTCTACCTCTTTTGCCAATTGTTTTATTGCCAGTCTTGTATATTTACTGATAAGTTCTGTTGTATTTGCTTTAATGTTCAATTCCTCTTTTGGTACCATACTTCTGCTAGGATAAGGAATTGTAGCAACCTGAATAATACCTGATTTTGTTTCTATGTCAAATATACTAACATCATTTCCTATAACAATATCTGGAATTTGTAAAGAATTATAAATCTCTATACTAGATATTCCATCCATTCTGGTAAGGTCGTGATTTCCCACCACCATAACAATAGGACATTGTTGTCTTAATCTTATGATCCTCTTGGAAAACTCAGTAAGATAAACTGGACTAGGATTAGGTTTATGGAATGCATCTCCAGTAAAGATAGCAATATCTACATTCTCTTCTATTGCTACATCTATCATTGCATCTATAGCATCTAAAAAGTCCAACACCCTGACGTTTATTTGGGTGTTGGGATCTGTAGGACCTATAACTGCTGCACCAATGTGAGTATCTGAGAAATGAAGAACACGCATCCGGTTAACCTACTTGTCTCACTTATTGATAAAGGGGAGGAAGATTAGGAGACTATCTCTTCCTCCCCCGAGTTATACCTATCGTCTAAAGGATCTTCGAGCAGCTCTGCGAGCCGTAACAGTCTTTTCGACCTCGTCTTCCTCAGAGTCCTCTTCTTCTGCTTCTTCCACAGGTTCTTTATGCTTAGAAGTTGCAACAGCAGATTTTGCTTTCTTGACGACAGGTAGCTCTTCGTCTTCTTCCTCTTCAGCAGCATCTTCTTCGAGATTGTCGAGGAATTCTTTATCAACACGATCATAAGGCAACACATAAATGGAATGGTTTCCGGCAATTTTCTTGTCTTCTTCTGGATCATCCGAGACTTCAACAAATGAAAGATCTTTTGCAGCACCCATCCACTTCTCGACCAAATCCGGATCATCACTGAGAGGAGTATTATTCTTGCGTGGTTTGACCTGATATTCGGTTTCCAAACCTGAACCACTTCTCTCGATCACAATATCCAAACCATCTTCAATATCGAAGATATCTCCATAATCTGGATCGTTAATGAGGGAGGTAATTCCACCAAATACCAACACGCCAGGAGTAAAGATCAGAGGTCCTGCCTTTTCATTGGTACGGTCAATCACATTCATCCAGAATGATCTCCTGGTGCGTAATTCACCAGCCAAAACTTTTGCGGATTTCTCTCCGGACTTGTAGAGTTCATCTACATAATCACAGACAGGACATTCAAGAACGCCATCGCTGGTAAACTTGGGACAATAAACTTGTTTCTTACGATCCGGAGGCATCTGATGTTTACCAACAGACTGGAAGAAGTATTCCATATCTCCCACTTCCGGAAGGATCCGAATGACATTTCTGCCCTCCTTCGGTGTGAAGAAACCAGCACCACCTCCCATATCCACAGATGCTACCTTTTCTCGCAGAGCTTGTAGCCGTGCAAGACGGTCTGCCTTACTTTTTACAACAGGTTTTGTTTTATCCATCTTCTTATCCTTTCACAGTTTGTATGATTGACTGCGACCTTGGAAATAATTCCCTTGTCCTTGTCATGAACTGTATAACTAAACTTGCTTATGACGATTCTTCAACAATTCTTTGACCTGTTTAATGCTTGTCTCAGTTTCTTCTTCAAGTTTCTCACGAATATTCATGCCATTCATGTTCATCTCATGTCTAGATTGTGCACCCATTGAGATAAGCATTTCTGCACGTTGTTCCATAGACCTGGAAATAGCCTTGATAATCCCAGTATCATAATGCGCATCAGCATGTTGTTTGAATACCTTTTCATACTGTTCGTCCAACTGTACCATAGATCTAATAACTGTTTCTGTAAATTTCTCTCCTTTGTCTGTTAATTCCTTACGAGCAGCATCATCAGCAGAAGCATATTCCTGATCTTTGGCAAGGTCTAACAGTGTTTCTGTATACTCAGCAAATGGTACCAGCGTGGCGAAATATGCATAAACTGCAGCCTGAGTAGCAAATTCATTTGTTAGATTATCAAAATCAATCCGAAGGACCTTTGCAATATCAAAGACTTTCTTCCCTGTCGGAGTCTTAATTTCGATCTTGGTTCCTGCAATTTCCTTGATAATAGTTTCAATTTCCATCTTATTCTCCTACTTTCTCTAATTGATTTTGTTTCCATTCATAATAATCTTCTTCTGTTCCGTAGTGTGTTCCAATAGCCACATCAGTCTTTAATGGACAAACTAACCATCTAAAATCCACATGAGGCATATAATTCTTAGCCAATTCCTTTACATTGTTCATTGTATTTTTACAAAGTTCTGCCATCTCATCTACCTCATCCGGATGTGCATCTACGACCAAAGAGTCATGAACAGTGTTAACTAACAGTGATTTCAACTGTTTCTCTTCCATAATTTTATCAATAATCACCATTGCACACATCAGAACATCACTAGCACCTGATTGAACTGGCATATTCACAGCTGACCTAATATCCTTAGCCTTGTAACTTGACATCTGCTTATCTTGGATATATTGCAGATGTTCACGTCTTCCAAACGGTGACTCTATATAACCATGATCTTCACCAAATGTTTGACAGGTCTTAAGATAAACTGGCACCTCTGGGAACTGTTTGAAATAAGTCTTGATAATCTTCTTGGCTTCTTCTATAGGTATATCGTGTTCAGTGGCTAATGTTTCCGCACCACCGCCAAAAATAAGAGTCCAGTTTGCAGACTTATAATAGTATCTGATAGGTTTGGTTATCTTTTCATAAGGAATTTTGGAGCACATAGAGGCAGTCATTGTGTGAACATCCTTGGTATCGTCTTCCAGAATCTCTAACATATTCTCACAATGTGACACCGATGCAAAAATCCTTAATTCCATACCTGAATAGTCAAATACCAATAAAAATCCATTCTTAAATGAATGTACAAAAACATTTTTGATAGGCTGATATTCTAACAATGTTCCTGGCTGTTTCTCTGGTGTAGGAATATTCTGTAGATTGGGATCTGACGAAGATAACCTTCCTGTCCTAGAACCATGTTGATTAAAACTGGTTCTTACCTTTCCATCAGCAGACAACCATTTTGTCGTAGCTGGTAAAAGATAAGTAGAAATCATTTTATCTAATAGATTATAATAAATAATATCTTCAACAACAGGATAATCCTTTGCATAGGGTTTAAGAGCATCAGCATCTGTAGAAGGATTGTCATTCTTAGTAGTCTTCAATACTGGCACTTTATAATGCAGATACATCAACTCTGCTCGTTGCATATAAGAGTTCGGGTTGAATTTCCATTCCACCACCTTCTTCTTTCTCTTATTTCCATTCTTGGAAATATCAACTTTGTTCTTAGTCTCCACCATCGTCTGTATTTTAGGGTCTTGTAATATCTTTTCATAGATTTCTTCTTGTATATATCTATATATAGTTAGATATCTCTCTGCAATTCTTTTATCAACTTTGAATCCATTTCTCTGCATCTTAGCCAACACATCATTGGCTGGTATGGTTACCTCGTCATATAAGATTCGCTGTTTCTTTGATAATAATGGCAGTAATTTCTCCTCTAACAACAGTGTGGCAACTGCATCTTTACCACTATAAGGTTTCATGATCATAAGAGGAATCTTACTATAAGAACCGCCACGCTCAGGATCTGCTTCCTTGTGAAGTTTCTTATATTGTTCCAACTCATCATTGTATTCATACATTCCCAAATAAACACCAGCCAGACGCTTCAATCCATGAATACCAGCTCTACTTTCCAGCATATGACTAATTAACATGGTATCCCCACCTGCTCGGAACCATGTTTTGTTCAGAGTAAAATAGGTCTGCACTTGGTCAAATTTGGCATTATGCAAAACAATATTCCCACTACAAGACTTTAAGATATTGGAAATCACATACTCTACAATTTCTATATCTTCGGCATTCCATTCAGATTCTGGATGCCTAACTACTACACCATAGCCATGAACTATATCTGTCTTGGCATCTCTACCAGCAAATGATACCATCAATAATGCATTATTAGGAGCTATAGGATCCAAATTACCTATTTCGGTATCATAAGAGATTCTTTTGCAGGACAGAAGAAAATCTTCCATTTCACGGATTTCTTTAATAGTCTCAGGAAAGTGATATTCCACTTCTACTTTCTTTTCTTCTACAGAATTTGAAAGTTTGTCCGTTGTGTTGATAATACTTTCCAACCAGGCATCCATCATGTTCATATTTCTCAATATAAAAGCTGGATGATAGAAAGGTACATAGGTACGATTTTCCTTCTCTATAGCTACACCATTCCACTGTGAAATATTATTCTGTCCCAAAATAGCACTAAGAGGTGTATTTCCCATCAAGAAGACAAAACTGGGATCATAAGTTTCTATGTCCTTCATAGCAAATTGCTTACAACAATCAATAGACTTCTTGGAAATCTTATTGTTAAGAGGTCTACAACGAACAACATTCGTAAACCTAACATCGGTATTGAGATCCAGACCTACCTCTTCCAAAACCTTCCTGAGCAGTTGACCAGACCTTCCCGTAAATGGCTTTCCTTTATTGTCCTCATCTTCTCCTGGAGCCTCACCTATTACTAAGACGAGTGGTTCCTTGCCACCCTGAGAAGCCATAAATGGTGCCTTGCATTCTTTGTAGGCACCACACTTTTCACATATTTTATCCAAGAGGTCCAATTGTTTCCTCGTCGTCATCGTTCTCGTGAACGACACAATCTGCAATAATCTTCAGTTTATCTTCTGGAGATAACTTTTCAAAGTCTTGGATAGATACACCAGAAGGACCAGAAACTCCCGGACCTCCTCTGTTATCAGAATCTGTTATTGGATATATTGTTGGAGTCCAGCACTGACCAACTGGTTCACCATTTTCAACAATATCCTTGAATTTGTTGTCAAGTTGTTCCTTGATGTTTGCTTCGAATTTCAACATTCCCAATAAACAATAACCAGCAATATCAGGAAGTTCTTTATCAACACCTTCCTGAGCTGTAATTGCTTTTCTCTTATCGTTCAGGGTTTCTACTCTGATTAATTTCTCACGGATACGCATGAGAGGCGTAAAGATATCCAAGTCTTCCCAAGCATTACCATATTCCTTGTTCTTCACAAGTAACATCTCTACCACCTGAGTAGCCATCCGCATCAGATTTTCCCGATCTACAATAACTTTAGACATATTTATCAACCTACCTTTCTAACTTACAAAACTTGCTACGGACGGTATTTACGCCTCGGTCTACCTTCTCCTAAACGTACTCTCTCATATTTATCAAACTCACATAGTGAATGTTCAATATCTCTCATCTCCATATCTGGCACCCAGGAAGCTGTTGAATTTCTAGATATATTCAAGAGTTGTCGCATAAGAGAACAACACTCTGCCTGATTAGAGGACTTTTCTTTCTTCTTACCTAACTTTCTGTCTTCCTTATTCACAAACACGCCACAGAGCCTCTGAAGACCTCTCAATGCACCAGGACCTGCATTTGCCCAAAACATTATGTCATATGCTTTATCAAGATATCTGGTATGTCTAAGATCTGTCACAATCTCATAAGCTATGAATCCACCAATACCAGGAACT